ATCTGTGCAACCATCGCTTCAACCCATAGTGGGCTGTTGATGGCTTTGAGTCTTACATATTGCGCAGCTTTAATAGCAGGGTACCTGGTATAGTTTCCTTTCATGGCATAGCAGCCATTGCACACGCTGCCCTTAATCTTTGCAAGCTTCGCGCCTGTTTTGCATTCCCACGCTGGCAGGCTGTAAGATAGGCCCGGCATTTTGCTGGTTCTAGTCATCGATCCGGTAATTTGTTTTGCTTCTTTTACTTTCATAAATCCTTTCTGTTATTTTCCCATACTAGCTTGTTGCTTGTAGCTTGTCAAGCTTGAGGCTTGCCGCTATTAACGACAAGCCCTTGATCAAGCCTATTTCTAGTTAAAGACCTAGACTCAATTGGAGGTCTCCTCCATCGTCGTTCTACACTTGACCCCAGATCCATTACCTATATCCCACTTCGCGTGGATACCTCCAGTGTAATAGATCAGGGCTCAAGTTTAGAATTATTCTAAACAAGCCTTATATTCTTTTTTACTACTCGCCTTTGAGTTGCATACTCTCCAATGCTCTTCAATATAATGTTCTGTAATAATTTGCTTTGAATATGGAAAGTTTTTAATCTTGCGATTAATTGCTTCTATTCTTTTATCTTGCCACGATTTTTTATTTGCTTTCATACTTGACAATATAATCTATATGGGATAATATGTCAAGTATAAAAAACAGAAAGGATAACATGTCTAAAACAATGACGAAGTATCAACTAGACCACTTCAAAGAGAAGGTGAGAAGAAACTTCAACCCTTTAATTGAAGAACAGGAATTGTTGGTAAAACAATATAGAGCTGAAGCAACTCAAAAGATAGTTGGTAAGTTAGCAAAGAAAATGGGCGCTGATAAAATCTTAAATGAGTTTAGAAAGGCCGAAGCTCAATTAAAAAAAGTAAGGGACAAAGCCCGAACCTTCTTCACTAAGAAGGCGCAACAAGATGAGAGTAAGAAAAAAGAATTTAATTCTTATCGTTTTGATGCACACGCGGAAAGACTATCACTTGATGATTGCGAAGAGCAGCTGAAAGATTGGGCGCGTGATCTTGTTGATCGTGAAATAAGAAGACGACCTGAAGGCCTGAAGCTCAAACAACTTGAAGACCTGAAGACTAAGGCAGTAGATCAAGTTATGGAAAGCGGAACACCTGAAGAATTAATCAGGCAGCTAGACGCAACAACTAAGAAGATTGGTATTGCGTGGGTTGTGGATACTTCAAATATAAGACGCCTACACCAAAATTAAGTCTTGACAATGTATGGGATATATGATAATATCCCATACATAAACAACAGAAAGGAAAATATGAACTACTACATTTTAAGAAAAATAAAAATCTGGGGCAAGTATGAGTATGACACAGATAGTAAAGCAAGGAGAGGTTATACCGATTTAGGTGACGTGTCTAAAAAATTGGTAGCTTTAGAAAACTTAAACGAGAATGATGATGTTAAATATGTAATTGTAAAAGACACAATGACAGAATAAAGACTTGACAATATCTGGGATATATGATAATATCCCAGATATAACAAACAGAAAGGAAAATATGATTAAAGATAAAACATTTTACATAACTTACTTTGCTACAAAGCATAAAGCATTTGTGACTAGAAAGGCAAAGTGGACTAGCGATTGCAAAGCATGGACTAGCCAACTTAATAAACCTTGCATGACTTATTACGATTTAGATGCAGACGGATATAGAACAGCCGTTGGAAATGTGAGAATTAAATATGAATAGTATATTATATATTGGACTAGCTATAATGTTTGGTGGGTTTCTACTTTTTATGTACGCTGTCCATAGTATCGCAAAATATGAAAGGAAGTTATGGGAACTAGAACAGAAAAGAAAAAAGGGGTTGACACTATAATTTAAATGTGATATAATCCCATACATAAACAGAAAGGAAAATATGAACAATAAAACACTAGAAAGAATCGCCAAAGCATTAGAAGAACTAATAGCGCTGGTTAAGGAAGATCTTAAACCAAGGAAGAAAAAATGAGCGAGAATAAAATAAAAGCAACTAACCCATACTCCGGACAATCGGAGATGTTGACGAGAGATGAATACGTTGTATATACAATGGTTAAGAAGTTTGAGGAGATGGAGGAGTACGATTTAATGCAGGAGGGTTTGACTAAATTTAGTAAGATGAATCCTAAAGCATATATGACATTATTGGACTAACATATTTTCCCATATAGTCAATAGACTATGTGTCCAATATGGGTCGGGCCCTAACGGGCCCTTCTCAACTACAAGTTGTGTGGCGCCCTGCGGGCGCCGGTGGGTCCCAAAGGGATTGCCACAATGTTGCCACAATTGACCCCCACACCCCCACAGCAAAAAGGGGTCCCAACAGATTTACCTTTATGCCTAGTTTTAGAGATAGATATGGTATAAAATTCATTTCACGTTAAACAGAAGTCTAAAAAAATTCTGCAAAAAAATTTATGAAACAAGAAATTATAGATAAGCTACCTCCTGACGTTAAGAAAGAGTTTATGAAATATGCCATAAAACTCGATCAGAAAAAAACCGAAAACAAAGTCAAATCCGATTTCCTTTCTTTTGTCAAACATGTTTGGCCTGAATTCATAGAAGGTGATCACCATAAAAAAATTGCAGAAAAATTTAATCGTTTGGCAGAGGGCAAAGCAAAAAGAATTATCATCAACATGCCACCAAGACATACGAAGTCAGAATTTAGTTCTTATCTTCTGCCTGCTTGGATGGTTGGTAGAAAACCAAATTTAAAAATAATTCAAACGACCCACACTACTGAATTAGCGATCCGCTTTGGACGAAAAGCTAAAACACTTATCGATAGCCCAGAATACCAAACCGTTTTCAAAACTAGATTAAGAGAGGATAGTCAAGCGGCTGGTAAATGGGAAACAGAACAAGGCGGTGAATATTACGCAGCCGGTGTTGGTTCAGCCATAACGGGCCGTGGAGCGGACTTACTTATTATCGACGATCCGCATTCAGAACAAGATGCTCTCAATGCGCAGGCACTGGAGCGTGCTTATGAATGGTACACATCAGGACCACGTCAACGTTTACAACCAGGTGGTTCTATTGTTGTGGTCATGACCAGATGGAATACAAAAGATTTAACTGGTATGTTAATCAAAGCTCAAAAAGAATTAAAAGCAGACCAATGGGAAGTTATTGAGTTTCCAGCTATCTTACCAAGCAATAAACCTACATGGCCAGAGTATTGGAAACTAGAAGAATTAGAATCTGTTAAAGCATCGTTGAGCGTGGGTAAATGGAATGCCCAGTGGATGCAAGATCCAACGGCAGAAGAAGGATCAATCATCAAACGAGAATGGTGGAACGTTTGGGATAAAGGTTATGTACCAAAGTTAGAACATATTATACAATCCTATGATACCGCGTTTCTCAAAAAAGAAACCGCTGACTATTCAGCTATTACAACCTGGGGCGTTTTTTATCCATCAGAGGACAGCGGACCGAATCTCATTCTATTAGATGCACACAAAGAACGACTAGAGTTTCCAGAACTTAAGAAGGTAGCTTATGATCAATGGAAGTATTGGAACCCTGATACAGTTATCATAGAAGGTAAAGCATCTGGATTACCTTTAACTTATGAATTGCGAAAGATGGGGATACCTGTTATAAATTACACACCTAGCAAAGGAAACGATAAACATGCTAGAGTAAACGCCGTTGCCCCACTATTTGAGTCAGGGCAAATCTGGGCGCCTGACGATAAATTTGCAGAGGAAGTGATTGAAGAATGTGCTGCGTTTCCGTATGGAGACAATGACGACTTGGTCGATAGTATGACTCAAGCTGTGATGCGATTTAGACAGGGAGGTTTTATAGGGCATCCAGAAGACGAAAAAGATAAAGCGGAAACTAAAAAAGAATACAATTATTACTAATGGGATATTTACAAGCATTACAATTATTAACTAGAGCATACAAAGCCGCTAGAGGTGTTATGCCTAAAGGTCTTGATCTGTTAAAATTAAAACAAAAAGCAAGACAGAAAGTTATTGATTCTAAAAAAGTTATTAACGTAGATTTTAGTAAAGGTAGAAAATTTTACGAAGAAGGTATTGGAGACTTAATTCAAAAAGGTAAACTGTTTGTAGGCAAAGCTCCTAAAACTAAAAAGATTAAA